TACTAACCTCCTATGCCCTAGAGTGGAAATGAGCGAGGGGATCCGAAGACCCCCTCTATAGTTAGTTAGGATGCCATAGCGGCTTGAACGTACTTGCCGTACTTATCGTGGAAACGGTCAAAGTTTTTCAAGTCTTTTGGCGAAAATGGCAGTTTGTAAGTAGCGATAGCAACTCGCGTACCCATTACAACTAATTCAGTTTCAAAATTATCCATCATAAAACCAAAAAAGTTATCTGCCATTTGTGTCCAACCCTTCTCCTTGCGTTTGAATGCCTCTTGAAGTTCATAACACATACTTACAGTTAGTGAATACATTGCCGAAATCTCTTTCGTCTCCATAGTCTTAACCTTGCCATTAAGTATGTCTGTTGGATTAGGCAGTTTCGCCGCAACCTTACGGTGTGCCGCAAATTTAACTGCCAAGCCTTCGCCGACTGAACCTGCTACCAAGTCTGTTAGTGTAGACTCTTGCAAGTTATCATCGAGAAGTTCGCTTACGAAACTCCAAGAACGTGGAGTTGCGAATGCTCTTGAACTTGACTTAGGATCAAAATCATATAGATCTTGCTTTGCAAAAGTCAAGTAACCCACAACGTCTGCGTGGATTTTATGTTCTGTAGCCCATGTCAACCAGTCTTCAAAGTCAACACGTAATTCTAAGTGTACAAACCTGTTAGCAAGTGGTGCCGGCATACGATAAGTAACACCCTTATCAGTTTCACGGTTACCTGCCGCAACAATTACAACATTGTCTGGAAGTTTGTATGTACCAACTTTACGATTTAGAATAAGTTGATATGCCGCCGCTTGTACTGCCGGAGCCGCAGAGTTCATTTCATCTAAGAAAAGAACGATACTTTTAAATTGTGATGCAAATTCTTCTGTTGGAAGTTCTGCTGGTGGTGCCCACGCCATTACATTGTCGTTTGCAGAGTAGTAAGGTATACCCTTAATATCTGTAGGCTCCCAAAGTGATAGTCTAATATCTATCAAATGTGAATTATCTAATGACCCATTAATCTGTGCCATAATATCTGATTTACCAATGCCTGGAGGTCCCCACATAAAGATAGGACGCTTCAATTTCATTGCGTGTTCTACTGCTGATTTCGCTTCGTTTGGTGTAACTGTACGTGCTTCTGTTGTTTGTGCCATTTTGCTATGCTCCTTTTGTTTCTAACTATAATACTATAATACACTCAACTAGCAAAAAGTCAACCGGTTATTCCACTTTTTTATTAAAAAAACTGTCCAAAATGAATGATTAGTCGTCTAGTTCTTGTGCCATAGCACGAGCAAGGCCGTATTGTTTGATATCTCCAGCAAACATCATAAGTTGTAACCCCATTTTTTCGCTGAATACGTATATTCTTTTCTTTGTAACGTAATACGGGCAATCAATAAAGTTATCTAAGTATAAGAATACTTGTGGAGTAAACTTTATTTCGTTAGGAAATTTTATTTCATATGTGGCTAAATCTGCACAATCGACAGCATAATCAAAACCGTCTTTAGTTAATCGTAATCCACTGTCACCTTTCATACGTGTGTTCTGCCACCAAAGCATATAGTTCTTCTTAATCTCAGTAGCAGGTATATCTTCTTGTCCTGCGGAGATCATAAAAGTTTTAGTGTATGCTTCTTTAATATCCATTATGCGATTTTATCGCCTTTAGTTAACTTGTAAACTTCAAACTCTGTGGTTTTAAATGTAGAGTTTAGTTTCTTAGCCAAATTAAGTGCATGTCCTGGATTTGCAAAAGAAGTCTTTTTATACTTAGGTCCTGGAGTGGGAGAAATTGAATTTGAACTTTTAAGATTAAAAGGTTTGCCCTGATAGAAGATTGCCCATGTTGCTTCTGCATACAGGACTTCTTCTCTACGGTATGTGTTCTTGTCAGTAAATTCTAACAAAATTTTAGGTTTAGGTCTACTCATTATACGCAATTCCTTTTAGTTAACTACGTATATATTTATCGTTTTTTAGAAGTTTCCGCCGTCCATTTTTATATCTACACTTACGTCTTGTGGTTGTTGTAGACGTTTATCCTGTAGTTCTACAAGCCTTGTCATTAATATTGCTATACTATCTGACAAGTCTTTATATTCTTTAGAATCTAATTTAAGTTCACGTTGTTGAGTCTTAGTTGCAATCTTTGCCTTCTGCAAAAAGTTTTCTATTGGAATAGTATTAACTGGATTTCGAGACATTTGATAATACCTGACGCATTTCTAATTCTGTTGTAAACGGGCCTTTGTAATCATAACGTTGTAGTGTTATAAGTTTAGGACAAAAACTTTTTACCCAACCTTTAGCAAATCTAATTGTATAGTAACCTGCACAATATAAACTTTTAGATTTTCTACTTTTACTATAAAGAGGTAGATTGTTTTGTACATCTAGCAACGGGTTCCATGCTTGTGTGCTTGTAGGAAATCCATGCACTTCCATTACCTTACTATTTTTAATTTTCTTTGTAGCAGTATGTTCAAAAAAGTCTTTTCCAAATGCATCATATACTTTTTCTACATTTTCAAAATGAATTTTATCTTTGTGTGTAACAAGAATATAACCTTCTTTGTTCTTTTGTAGTGTTCCTACTTTTTGTCCATAGTTTTGTACTATCCAAAACTTATTAGGTACTAACTGTTTTGCTTCAAGTTCTTTTTCTTTTGTCATATTAACCTCCGTATCTTGCATTTAATGGTTTAGCAAATGTTTCTGCTTGTTCTGTAATTTTATTAAGTTCATAACTATTCGCAAACTTAATTAAACGAATACCAACTTGACTAACTTCTTTAGGCTCTACATCTTCAATACTTTTATTAATAATACTTCTAATGTCGTCCGGTTGTGCTGATAAGTCACATAATGTAACATTACGTGTATAGTCATCTAGTACACGATGTTCTTCACCTAGGTGATCAGTCCAACGTTGTAGCATCATATTATTCCAATTAAAACCTTTAGTTGTTCTATCTTCAAATGCTTCTAACAAGCCTACTTTATTCTTAGTGCCTTTTTTACGAACACCCGGAAACGCACTAAACACATTGTCACTAGTATCGCCACGCATACACTTTTCAAACAATAACCATTGCGGATCAGGTGCACCTTTAGATTGTTTAGTTTTCTTATCTATAACTTCTTTGCCTTTTTCATCAAAGTAGCCTTCGTGTGTTATTGTTACTTTTTGTACACCGTTATATTGTTTTACATTGGGTGCAATAAGTTGTGCAAAGTCGCCATCAGTACTAATAATAACATGATCATCGTTAGGGTGTGATTGTATCCAACCAGCAATTAAGTCATCTGCTTCTAGTTGTTTGTGTTGTAATACAGTACAATTTGTTTTATTAGTTAAGAAGTCTTTAAAGTCATCAAATGTTTCCCAAAATACTTTTTCTTCTTCTTGTTGTGAAACTGTAAGAGCATCACGAGCAACTTGTCTATTACGCTTGTAAGGTTCGTAATAGTCTTTACGCCAACTACGTCCTTCTAAACAAAAGACAACATGACTGCCATTAAAGTCTTGCCATGCTTTACGTATGCTTTGTAATGTTGTGTGTAAAGCCATGCCAATCTTAACATCAGCATCACCTCTTACGGCGTGTCTAGCACGGAAAAAAGTGTTTGCAGTATCTACTAAAATATATGTCATGTATTCTCCTAACTTAAATTATACCATTTATCCAATTTTCAGCACAGTCTTCTGCATATCTTTTACTGTGTCCTACTATTGGGCGTTCTTCTACTAATTCTTCACCTACATACATTTTAACTATGTAATGTGTTTCTTCAACTATCTCTGCTTTGCGATCTTCTTTTTTAAACTTTACTTTATCCATATCATTTCCTTATACAATATTAAAACTAACTGCAATTCTATCACGTTCATGTCTTTGTTGTGCAACACTATGCTTTAAATAACCAGGAAAGATGTTTAACATACTTGTACTAGGCTTAAAACTAACTTGTGTTGTATTAAAGTCATTGTATTCGTTTATTACATTACTAGCCCAATGATTGTCTGATATCGCAGGACTAAAAAAGTTTAATGAAGCATCATCTTCGTGTGCTTCTACATAATACACACCACTCCAAATACTAGGAGTATGTGTGTGCGTTTCGTGGTAACTGCCTTTTCTATTAATAGCAAACCACATGTCTTTAATAGTGAATTTATGTTCTTTTGTAAAACCCATAAAGTCGTTAAGGTTTCTAACATTGTCAGATAAAAAATTTACAAAAGGTTTCATTTCATCATATTCTATTAATTGTTTGTCTAATACTTTATTATAACTGGTATAGTAGTGATCTGTCAAGTTAAAAGATGTACTATCCATAGGAAATTTCTTTTCAATTTGATAAAACAGATGTTTCATATCCAAATTGAACTTATTTCCTTCATTCCAAACTTTACGTGCTAGAACATTAGGAAACAACCCTACAATTTCCCCTTGTTGGTCCATTAACTAATCTCTGACTTATCGTCGCTAATCTTCTTTGTGTTAATGTATCCTGCACCCATTGGTTTTTCTTCACTAGCAACACCATCACTTTGTGCTACATTACCACAAAGTTCTTTAAACCATGCATCTACAATTTCTTCTTCTGTTGAACCGTTGTATCCGTTTATTCTTAGTTCTTTAATAAAGTATTCATTCCAGTCAAGTTCAAAAAACCCGTTACGTGGATTGTTATCCTTCATTTCAACATTAAGAACAGTTACGTATGCTTCTTTCTTTTTTGTTGCTTCTGCTTTAGCATCTGTACTTTTTTCTTTAGATACTGTAGCAGGGATCTTGTTTTTATTAAACATATTTTTTAGTTTATCTAACATTCTATCTCCTTGTTCATTACATGTGTCTCCTTATCTTATCTAGTTTATCTTCCGGCTTTTCACTTATACCGTCGATGTCCTCATACTTTATATCACTCTCAGGAGCAATAGTTTGTGTGACAACATCTTTATCTTCTTTGTTAAATTTGTCTTTTAAAAAAACAAATAGATCTATTATAGAGTAAACTACAAAAAAAGTAATAGTAAACACTAGTAAAATAAATGTATGCAGAAGTTTAGCCAGTCCGCTGAATAAGTTTGTTTTACTCCATTCAACTGCTTTGTCTTCTGCGTTAAACCAGATAACTTTTAATTTGTCTTTAATCATGTTCCTATAGCATTGCCGAACAAGTATACATGTACTCTTGCCGCCACGTTATAACCTCTTTTAAATGCCTTTTCTGCTACCTTGCCTGCACCAGAAGTTTGTTCTTCTTCCCTTGCACCTGTAGGCATAATCCATACTGGCCAATCAACACCTGCATCTCTAAACTTTGCAACTGCTTCTTCCATTTCATTCCATTCTCGATCTTTATCACCTACAACAAATTTAAGTTGTCCTTTACTACTTACCTTTGCATATTCTGCAACTAATTCAGGCTTAATTGCTTTCTCAGGCTTTTCACCTGACACTGTAAATAATTTAGGACTACAACTAAAAAATATTTCTGTATCAATACTGTTTGCCCATTCAATAAATTCAGGACGTAATTTTTGTGTACCATTTGTTTCAAATGTCATGCTACCAGGCAAATTATCTTGTCTTTTTAATTCGTTATATATTCCTACTACTGCTTGTTGTCCTGTTATCATTAAAGGTTCACCACCTGTAAAACACAGATGTTGTCGAGTGTTACTTACAGGATGTAAAAACTTTCCTTCTGGGTTACTATCATTCTTTATACAATCTACAATTTTATTAGCAAGTGTACTAGGTGTTTCATGACCCATCAGTTTCTTAAACTTCTTTGCCCAAGTGTAACTACTATCACAACCTTTTTCCCATACAGGAAGGTCTTCAACACGTTTGACACTGTCTACATCAAAGTCTTCAAACGGTAATTCATATGTATCAGGATTAGTAGGATCTAATTGTCCAAATCCGTTACATTGTAAATTACACAAAAAGAATCTTATCCAAGCAGTAGGAACACCTGTATAATGTCCTTCTCCTTGAATACTATAGAATATTTCAGAGTAATAATACTTCTTCTCAGTCATTTGTTTAACCTCTTTCATATAATTATAGTGTGTATTTAGGTTTTTGTCAACCGTTAATAACATCTTCTATGTCCATTTGACTGTTATCTTTTTTGGAATACTTCTGTTTTTCCGGAATAACACCACGAATTCCGCCTGCAGGATCAATCATATCTCCATCTCTACGAAAAATTAAATGTACATGTGGATACATGCAAGTTTGTCCTGCACTCTTACCCATATTAATGCCTACATTATAACCTGTAATGTTGTTGTTTGATTTAATATTATCATTGCCCATTGAATTAGCAAACTTAAAACATTTTAAAATTGCTTCTTCTGTGTTTACTTTAGGTACTACTAGTGTATGTCCTTCAGTAACAGGATAGATATCATTGTAGACAACAAACTCACGTGTGTCAATTTCAACGTTAGTCCAAGGTGCTCTACCTTCTGCTTGTGCGTTTTCTAAAGTATCAGTCATTAAAACTCCTGTGTCCATACTGCCGCAGTATATCCTTTGCCGTTAGTATCACCGCCACAGTTGTCTAGTTCTTCGCCGTCATAGTAAACTCCTGATACAGTATCTTCACCGTTAGGCAGTTCATATGATTGTATTCTTAATTTTGTAGGATCAAAGTCACCTATAGTCTCTACTATTCCTTCAAAAAACGTAC